TTTATTTAGAGTACGGAAACCCACATTGGTGCCGGAACTGCTAACCCCATCATTAGACCTGAAGCAACCAAGGCCGGCATTACCGCCGTTATCAGCGCGGCCGCCAAGCAAGAGTGTCCTTAGACTTGCGTCTTTATTACCAGTGTAATGATAGTCGCACATATAGGTAGTACTTCCACCACCAACAGCACATGGTACTATTTCTCCTGTTGTTTGGAGGTCAAAATCCTTAGTATATCCATCTGCATGAATTTCTCTACTAGAGATTAATTTCATTTTAGCTTTTTGAGTTTCTGTTTCTCCATAATTTTCTGGATTAGTAGTTGTATATACATTTTTCCAGTTATAAGTGCTTGTTCCTTCGTCTGTATAACCTTGTATAATTATGCCTTCCATATTTGTCCACAGGTCTCCAAAGATATTTTCAAATCCTCTATATCTTGCAATACTCATAGCTGGACGGCTAACTGTTACATTTACGTTAGATGCACTCTTAATAGAAATCACAATATTACAACTTCCAGTAAAAGATGATTTAATGCATCTATCTCCCAGATTGTTTGTAGGCCAATTTACTGTAATATCTCCATCGGCTGTAGCTGTTGCTACTGTTGTACCTCCTACATAGAATATTACATCTTGTCCCTCTGCTAATCCTGATATAGTATAAACGGTTTCTCCATTTTGGTAACCCCAAGTTCTATACATATATCTATTAGTACCTTTAACGTTTGTAATTGTGACTTTATTTGTTTCTGCTGTCATATCTGCTTGAGCAGTATCTCTTGAATAAGAAGCCATATTAGTTAAACCTGTGGATTCATAAACCCAATCAGCTTGAGGAATAACCTTAGCTCCTGTAAAATTTCCTAATTCATTGGCATATCCGCAAGGACATACTGAATAATTTCCATTGTAAAACTCCCAATTTGACATGTTTGTTACACCTGCGCTTAATCCTCCTTGATGAAATCCTTCGGAAGTTAAATCTGAATTGAAGTTAGCTTGCATATTAAATGTAGCGTACTCAATCACAGGTAACCAAAACATTATCCATTTGTAGTATTCGTAGTTCAGTAGTTCTGAACCTGCGTTTGTTGCCCAAGTACGTGCAACTGCTCTAGTCATTGCTGTTCTTGGTTTTCCTAAATCTGTTCTAACTGGGTCAGTTTCTAAATAGGTATCATAAGCTGTTCTATTTCCTCCACCTCTAAATGCAGCAGTAGTATTCACAACTGATACCAACTTAGGTGTTGCCGTTACAGTGTTATCTGTTGTAGACCTATATGCATCTATTAACATTGCTGGAATCTCTGTCCAAGTATCATCAATACATACAGTAGAAATCTTAACCCATCTTTTTGTTCCTGCAACTCCAGATTTTCCCCAGAATCGAGGTACTTTAACTCTGACAGTTCCGTCAGTTCCATCTAATACTGATGGTGTGCCATCTTCTTTCTTTGACCAATCATCTGGATGAAGATAATAATTGATTACTCCTCCGTTAGCTACGCAGCCTTTTAATTGAGACTGAATAGGTAACGATTTATGAAGAGTAAGATTCCCAATTCTTGTGAGAGTAGGGTCTGCCACAGTAGAATCCCATTCGACTCCATAGGCATATACATCTTCCATACCTTTTTGCATTTCATTAAGTTTAGCATCAACTTCCGTTACATGTTGGTCAATTTCTTCCATCTTTGCTTGAGTGGCTATTGCCATACTGTTTTTAGTCCAAGCTCCTTTCCATATAAGAATTGCTAATTCTCCATCTGCTACTACTATATTATTAAAGTTGGTATATGTTCCAGCTTCTGTTGTAATGTAAAAGACATTACCGTCTGGAATTCCAGGAGTAGTAGCAGGGGTAGCTACCCCTGCAAACATATAATTCTCTCCTAGTTTTGTAACCATATTTAACATTACAGATTGTAGTGAATCTCCGGTAATCCCTTGGATTCCGTTACTTTTAACAACATTTGATATTGCTGTTTTTAAATTACTCCAATTTGCCATTGTTAGTTACCTATTAAAAAGTCTTTATTAAAGTCTAAATTAAAATCTCCTGTATATTTATCAGTAAATAACTTACTTGTCAAATCTATAATTCCATCTTCTTCCATCATATTCTTAACCATATTAATACTCAACATATTAACGGTTCTAGGATATAGGAATAATTTGTAGAATACCATTTCTTTATAAGCTCTCCATTTACCGACAGTCAATCCTTCAGTATCTGTATTGTTACCAGCAGTGATTTTTGTTCCATTTACAGAACCTCTTGTTCCATATACAATACTATCAGCGTTTAAACTATCCACATATAATCCTGCTCCAAAAGAAAATCCTTGTGTTAACAAATCTGGCTCAACAGAATTGTAATCACATATAAATGCTCCTCCACCACTTTGTTTATTACTTCCCTTGAAGATAGAAGCACTGTTATATTTTTTATTCAATAAAGTTCTTTTAAAGATATACGTATAATCGCTAAGTAAAGGGATACTAGCGTTTTCACTGTAATCATCTACTCCATCAAGCACTAAACCATTAGGATATAGAGGAAGCATCTCAACTGTATATTCTTCACCTATCTCAAGTAAAGTATTAGAGAAGTAAAGAAGATAATAAACAGAAGTTGATACTGCTCCTAGTTCTGTTAACTCATCTTGTGTCTTATATGGTAAACTAATTTCTAATGGAACATTTGGAGTTAGCTGCTGATTAATCAATGTAACAGTTGTATCAGAAGTAGCTCCTTCTGTTTTGTATTTTAATTGCCATATTAGACCTACATTCTTATTTGATTTACACTTAAACGGAACTTCCTTATCAAGAATTGTTGGGTATCTATATTCATTGTTAGATATTTGCCAATCCAAATTTTGAACAAGTTTCTTAACTGTCATAGAGTAACCATTTCTACTAATAATCTCAACTCCAGTGCTGTCTTCTCGTATATTCCAGCTTTGACTATCATTAAATGATTTAAACGAATATCCTTCATAGCCAGACATCTTATCGTAAGCAAAACCGTAATTATTTAACCAAAGATTTCTTCCGCCTTCAACTGGAAGCATTTCTATGGTTACTTCTTCATTTACTGCAAGAGTAGATACATCGAACCATAGTAAATAATACATAGTACTCTTATTCACATTTAATTCAGTCAGCTCTTCTTCTGTCAAATGTCTTAGACTGATAAGAGTATCTTCATTAGGATTTATAGTAGTAACACTAACAACTTTTTGACGAAGTTCCGTACTTGATATTGCATTATAGTGCATATCCCAATAGACTCTAATAGTTTTATTAGATTTAATTTTAAATGGAATATCATTTAATATAAATCTTTTAACTGTACTATTTTGGAAACGCCAGCCGTCAATTCCTGTACTTAGATTCTTTAATGTAATTTTATATCCGTTACGGGATACAACATCAATATAATTACTAGACGATAAATACCAATCTATTTCATTATCAAATGAAGTAAAGCTATAATCTTCTGCTGTCCCTAACTGCGGAATAGTTCCTCTGTCTCCATCAAGATTACTCTTACCATGTGTATCCCAATAGTAAGGAGGTCTTTGTACATAATTTCCCTCAATTCCTACTATATCATTGAGTTGCTTTATTTCTTCGTTAGTACTTACCTCGTCAAACAACATGAACTCATAAAGAGCCATTTTGGCAAAACCGCTTGACTTACCAGTATTGGCACCTATTACAGGTACTACTCCACTTCCTGCCCAAGGGTTTGTCACTGTAATATTATGTGTTATACCTTTTAGAGAGTAAGTTTCAATATAATTATTCTCTATCCCATCTATGTAAGTCTTGCCATCTTGATTACGTGCTTGGTACGCTATTCTTGGATTAGTTGCGTCATCCTCCTTAGTTGTAAGAATAGCAAAGCTTCCCGACGCTCTCTGGTCATACAATAACGTAGGAGATTTCAACCAGTTTGTCTTCATTAATACCTGCTTTCCTCCTATTGATAAGGAAGGGATATCCATGTAATCATCAACTCCATCAAAACATATAGAGCCTTCATAATTCCCCACTTGCTCTAAATAAACAGGTTCATCGAGAGCGGTAGTACCTGAAACTATAGGAGTGAGATAGAAAAAGATATCAATAGCATCTTCAGTTTCTATGTTTACATCATATGTTCCGTCCTTATCGATAATAACTCTATCATTATTAGTTGGCGAGTTACTATAAATGTCCAAATATCTAACCTTACCACTAGCAATAGCTTTAGTTATTCCTGTTACTTTAATTTTTCCTTTATAGCTTGTACCTTTATAATAAAAAGATGTTTGAGTTAAAACATTTATAAACTTAACAGTTTCGCTATTTACGAGAACAGCATTTCTAGCATGAGCCACAAAATCAGATGTTGATTTATAGTCATAAGGATAACCGTCAGCTCCAGACATTTTACTAAATGCAAAGTTAGTAAATGTTCCATTGTTTCCATTTCCAGAAATATCAGGTATATAACCTAAGTACTTGTAGCTAGAATTTGGAATCCTTAACTTACTTGGAGAGAATACACATTTAGGAGCACTGTTCCCAATAGTCCAAACGGGACTATGTGACCAAGCAAATACCATCTCCTTAGTAACAACGATTTGTTGGTTATTATCGAATACATATACACCGTTACACTCTAGTTGACCCCTTAAAGTATAAGCTCCCTCCAGTAAATTTTTAGAAGAATTATACCTAATAGTATCTCCTATTCTTAGTTTATCTCCCCAAGTATAAGTATGAGTTCTATCTAGATTTTCTAACTTAACAAAACTTGGATACGGCTGTATAATATCCTCATACATTATATATTCATAGGAATGGATTGTAATCTTCTGTTCAGAAGAACCATTAAGAGTAAACTTAAATATATTGTACTCTCCAACTACTCTATCCTTAGTGATTTCTACATCGTCTACTGTAATAGTATCAACAGCATATTTACCATCATTAAGCGATACATATACTTCAAACTCAGTATCTTTATTAGGATATAGATAACCTGGACTTATTTCATTTCCTCCTTGATATACCTTAATATTTTTAATCGCCATAGGAAGGTCTATCGTAAATGTTGGAGGATTAAACTCGAATATATTTCCGCTTAGTCCTATATACTCGTTCAGCTCTTTAATCTTATCGTCTGTTGAGATGTTGTCGAAGAGCATGAAGTCGTATAATGCCATATTAGCAAAGTAATTATCGTGCAGTCTGTTTGAACCGATAACAGGAGAAAATGTATTTACCCCTGCATTTAACTCATTTGTAATAGTTATATTATGGGTAATAGTCTTCAATTCAGAAGCCTTAATATTACTATTCAGGATTCCGTCAATGTATGTTTGTCCATTGTTTCTTCCCTGATAAGCCGGAATAGGATTGCCATCACTATCTTTATTACCGCCATAGATAGCAAACTCATTATTATAACTTCTTTGGTCATATAGTATAGGTTCAACATTTTGCCAATTTACTTTCATTAACATTTGTTTGCCACCGACCGTAGTAGGAATAGTAACAAAGTCGTCTACACCATCTAGACAGTATGCTCCTTCGTATTCAGGCAGAACTTTGATAGTGATATCACTTAAAAAATTGGTAACTCCTTCTTCAATTGGACTTATTGAAAAACCTACCACAGCATTACTAATCAAAGCCTCTGTTGGAAGGAACGATTTGGGTAGTTCATGAGTACCATTCCCAAGATATAGATTTGTTTCCTTAGTTGCATCGCTTGTTGCTAAATACTTATATATAAATTTAGATCTACCTTCTAACCCTTTAATTTCAATCTTAAAAGGAGGTATTTCTTTTATATTTTGAAGATTACCATTATATTTAACATAAGAATATAATAAAGCTAAACCTGCATTTAGAACATTAGTAATATGAATGGTATTACTAGTAATATTAGTAACATATCCGTTAGATTCATTCGCCCAAGTTTTATTCTTCCCAAATACAACAGGATAACCATTCACCCCACTCATTCCTTCATAAGCAGAATTGTTTATCTTACCATTATTACCATGACCGGATATATCGGGAATGTAGCCGAGTAGCTTATATGAACTATTAGGTATTCTTAGTCTGCTAGGAGACAGGATACATTTAGGTTCATTATTGTCGAGAAGATAAGTCGGGCTGACTGTCCAAGAAAATACCATTTCTTTAGCAACAGTAATTCGTCCATCAATATCATAAATATAAACACCATTATATTTTAATTGACCATTTAAAGAATAAAGCCCTTTTAATAAATTTTTGTACGAATTGTATAAAATAACATCTCCAACTTTTAATTTATCCCCATAAGTATAAAAGTGAGTTTTGTCTATACTCACTAAGTTAATAATACTAGGATATGGCTGTACAATGTCCTCGTATCTGATGTACTCGTCTACTTGTACATTAAATACTTGCGATAAATCTCCAACAGAAGAATATGTTACAATCTCCCATAGATTATTAGATTCTGACCAATTACTTGCTTTAGTAGCCTGACATTCAGAACCACCAAATGTAACTTTACCTATTTCATGTAGAGGTTCTTTAAGTTTTAATTTAAAGAATATTCTATCAGACTTTTTAATCCAATCACCTACAGCAATCTTAGTCTCCCAACCATTGGCAAACCATTCTGTTACTGCATCGTAAGAGTCTGGAATATTAGCTGAAATTGTAGGATTCCATTGTATAATATCCTCATTAACTGCAAGAGTCAGCTTAATTTTTTGAGGAGTCTTATCCTCTATATAACCTTGAACATCAAAAATGTTTAATCCTGTTGAAGGCCTAATACTCATTCCAGTAAAAGATGTTGAAGATACTCCTGCTACTTTATAAGGAAGTTTTGTATATATATTAAATACAATTCTTGCTCCCACATCTACATAATCTCCAGGTTTAATTACTGTCCATGTACCAGAATTAACAACAAAATAATCAATTTTAGTAATGTTTTCATCCTCTGGAATTATAGGTCTAAACTCAACTTGATTAGAATATAATGTTCCTGCTCTGGCTTTCTTTATCTGTCTTTCAAGTAGAAACTCTGATAAAGAATAAGGGAACAGCATTGCAAAATACAAAGCTCCAGTAAAGAAATTACTAATATTATCTCTATAAGTACCTAACCACATAGTATCATAATCTACTGCAGAGCCAGCATTAACATTATGGCCGTCACTTGCATATTTAGATAGATAATAAATTTTTCTTTCAGAATCATTTATTTCTTTTAGTATGTTGTTTGTTCCAAATGAATAAGAACTTGTTATGGAGTCAGCGTTTAAGTAGTTGAATAAAAAAGCTCCACTACCTGCAACTTTAGACTTAGATAATATTGGAGAATCTTGTGCATTTTCTTTTGCAAATGTTCTGATATAATCAGCAGCGACTGTATAATCCTTTAAAATAGGCAATCCTGTTACTTTTCCATAATCGTCTACACCATCTAATACTAATGCATTTTCATACTCTGGAATTTGTGTAATAGTACCACTACATTCACCAGAGGTAACGCCAAGAGTAAATCCAACGTTTACTCCCTTTTCACCCGTATATTTTGTGTTATAACAAATCGGTGTTTCAAAAATCTCTGATTTTACAGCTACATTAGTGTATTTCCCTTCTTGAGTTATATAGCTATAATATAAAGTGCCTTTTCCATAAAGTTTTATACGAACTTTGAAAGAGGGAATATCTTCTCCAATACTAGATGGATGATACAGTAATACCCAAGAAACATCGCTAGTAAACTTAATAGATTCACTATCAAAAGATGTTACTTTAAAACTCTTTTTCCAATCAGTAAAATCAGTTTCATATTTCCCAATTCCACTATCTTCTTTCCAGCCAAAGTTATACAGCTTAGCATCATAACCATTTCCAGAATAGTCAATTAGTTTATCATCAAATGCAGAGTGATTCTCATTAGTAATTTTCTGTCTCTTTATGTCATAATAAACTTGAGGTTTAACTATTTCTCCGGGTCTATCAAGATTATATTTCTCAATTACAAGATTAATTTCATCTGTTGTAAGAACTCTATTAGCTATGAATGTCCAATACCAAGCTATTTGAGATATATTTTGAATGATACCAGCACTTCTAAAACCTGTAACATAATACTTATTATCAAGACCTAAAGATGTGGAAGTTCTAACTATATAATCATTCTTATCGCCCAATATATTATTTATAACAATGGCATTCTCGTTATAGTTATAAGTATAGCCATATATTCCTGTTTTATCAGTATTTATCCCTCTATTGGCAACAAACGTATGATTTCCTTTTAATTCTCCTATTAGATTGCTCCAATTCATATCTGATGACATCTTATGAATCATACTCACCACTGTAATCTCATTGCTACCTCCCAACATCTCCTGAACCGTCTTGGTGGAAGTAATCAGGTCGTCAATTCCGTCGGTGACAAATGCGCCTTCGAAAGAGGGGATTTGCTCGATGGTTACTCCAATATTTATATTAGAAGAATAAAATCCTCCCCTACTACCTGTTCCACCTTCAACAGTATTATATGACTTAGGTAATTCTAATACTTTATCTAAAGGTGAAGGTTCAATTCTCAAAAATGCTTCTGTTCCATCCTCTTTACGATAGTAATAAGCAATATTACCTTTTGTAAAATTTGAAATCTTAACTTTAAAAGATGGGATATCCCTATTAATAGAATTAAAAAGATACTGAACATTAAGTGTAGTATTTATACATTTTATCTTACTACCATCGTTGGAAATTTCGGCAGTACTAGCATCTATTCTATCCCATGAAGTAAAATCTTCCTCGTACTTCCCAAACCCACTGTTCAGCTTGAAAGCTGCGTTGCTTATCACAAAGTCTCCACCTCTATCTTTTATTTTATTCTTGATAATGTTACGGTCAGTACTATCATTCGATTTACCGTAGGCTGACCATACCCCTACAAGAGCGTCTTTAAGTTCAGGTGGGAAGTATGTCCCACCTGTAACTCTAGACTTAAATCCTATGGCATTGGCGTTACCAATACCAGTTATATTAGTACCCATACTGTAATGTTCCTTCTTCTGCGTCTCTTATTTCTTCACACATCTCAGGGTTCCATCCGGGATATAGTACTGTTTCTATGAAATTGTCCTGTCCTGCAGGTCTAATCTCTGCTGTTATATTATCATCAGTAATATTCTTTATCAGAAATATCACACCGGGGAAGAAATCTCCGGCAGGAACATTCTGCAAGATACTTACTTGGACAGAAGATATTTTTCCTTCTCTGTTTGCTACTTTTCCGTATCCGTACATATTATATCGTTTTAAAATTATTAATCATTCATACCTATTGACCATTCTGCAGGTATGCCAGCACTATTTGTTATTAATGCTTTAGACATTTGATAGAATGGTTGTGTTCTATATTTAAGAGATAGTTTGTTCAGCCAATTCCATAGCTCAGGTACAGTTCCTTGAGTTGTCTTACAACCACCAAACATATAAGATACGTTTGATACATTTGCATGTTTTGCTCTTGTTACTAACGTACTGTCTATCTTTATTGGGTTTCTTCCATAAGTATATAAACTAGCTGTTACATTATCACTACTATCTACACTCAGAGATGAAATTGAGAATGTACCTCTTAGGTTTCCTAAAGCTCCATTTCTAGAGAATAAGTCAGTAGGGACTTGTGCAGGCAATGTAGCATCCGAATACCATCTACAACACATCCAAGTTCTATCTAAGTCTGAAAGACTCAAATTATTCACAAATAGTGAAGAAGATAGAGCAATATTAGAAGGTATCTCATTGTATGAGAATAACAACTTAATAGAAGTTAAATTTCTCAATGTTGAGAATAGGTTCGGTGGATACATTGTTCCAGCATTTGTAGTATCAGGCCAAGTATATGGATTAACCATAAAACAATAATAAAATATACCTTCTAGCTTAGTCACATTAGATATTGGCTCAAACAATCTTGGCGGGATTCTACCACATAGACCATAAGATTGATAATTACCAGTGACGTCTGAAGAAATCCCACTCTGCATAAATATGTTATTCACATTCAGTGCTGCACTGTTTTCACAATATCTAAATAAATCTGGAGGACAAATGTAGTTCATAACTAGTCTTTTAGCTGTGTAAGAAGCAGGAGTTATACATGACCTACTATTGTTTTCGTCTTCCATAGTATCTGGAATGGTTGTTGGAAGTGTAGTTACAGTGCCATTTAATACATCTCTATATAAATTACTGTTTTCTATAATTCCCTTCATTCCAGCCCTACCGTCAACTGCCCAATAATTCCACATTTCTTCATAGGGGTCATAGTTAGTATTCTTCAATACTCTACGAATATCTCTATTTGGATTAGGAATAAACTCTGGCTCAGCTCCTGGATTTTCAGGATTGTAAGCAGGATTAGGAACCTGTTCTCTTGGGTCATAAGCAGAGTTCTTTATAAACTCAACTGGGTTATAGTCTTCATTAATTGCTACTAAATCCCCTGAATCTCCATATTCTAGATTTCCCCAATCAATTAAGTATTGAGATGCATTTGGACTTCTAAATCCTCTTAGACATCCATCTAAGGTTCTTATAGTTCTATTTAATTGTTTTCTTGTAAACTCATATGTTTTAGTTGCAGGTAATTGAGTTGGCAATTCATCATCAGGAATCCATTCTCCACTTTCTGTAATACCAAATGTTTCAGTAATTCCAGAAGCTGCAGCGTCTGTATGATTCCAACCAATAAATTGTTTTCTTACATCCGTTTCTTGATAGAATAAACCATAAGGAACTTTTCCTATTTTACAATAGTTAGATGTATCTTCCATAAAACAAGCTGTGGCATTTACTATCCTACAATTCTTAAATCCTCTACTTGTAAGTGAGTATTTTACATTACTCATATTGTAGAACATGTAAGAAATATTAGTAAGTTTGGTACAGTCATTAAATGTAGTTCCCGGAATTTCAGTTGTTGTATCAGAAGGGAATACCATTCTAGCAAAGAAAGCCGGAGCTTCTGTTAGGTTAGTACAACCTCTAAATACATCATAAGGGAACTTATCTCCAACTAAGTCTGGAATGTATGATTTAACAATACCTGCTCCAGCAAAGCTACCTGCACTTGTTGTAAAGTTACCTTCATCAGCCGGCCCAATAAACTTGATTGTAGACTTAATCTTACTAAACATTGAGTTCTTTATAGGCCAAGTTACTGTATTGCTTCCTTCTTTAGCACAGTTAAATGAACCTCTAATATATTGTAATGATTGAGGGAAGTTATTTCTCATAGAGTTAAATACTTCATCTCCGCCAAATACATTCAATAAAGAACCTTTACCGTAACAATTGAAGCATTGACTTATTGAAACCAATTTGGAGTTATTATAGAATAGAGGACAGTATGAAGCTGTCTTTCCATTCTCTGTATATGTATCTAAATCAAACTCAATTTTAGAATAAGTACTTGCATACAGATAACCTATATTGTTAAGTTCTGGCAAATATTTTAACAGCTTACTTGCCTTGGCATATATATAATCAGAACTTAAAATTTCTTCTTTAGGAGCACTAGCATTTTTAATAAATGTCTCGTGGTAGATAGCCCAACTGATTGAAGTTAGTTTTAAAGTATCTCCATTTGCATTTACTGGGGCAAATAGATATTCATCCATATACTTCTGACCGCCTGTTCGGAATGAGTTGTTCATATTAGTACAACTCACAAGCGGTGAGAACAGTCCATCGTATGCTGTAATGTTTCCATCGTCATCATGTGTAGGGCTAAAATATATACTAGTTAAGTCTCCACAATCCCAGAATAAGCTATCTATGGTTGTTACTTTACCGCAGTACTTGAACATATTTCTGTTAAAAGAGTTAGGAACTGAAGTAGTAACTTGTCTACAAGCAACAAACGTACCATTCAAACTTGTAACATTCTGACATCTATTAAGTATATAATACACATCATATAGAGTACAAGCAGTAGTACTAAACACACTGTTTAAAGCAGTGGTTGAGATAGTAAAGTTTGTATCTAGATTTGTGTTAGCTTTCCATTGAATTTTTCCATCTTCTGTGCTCGTATCTGGGCCGAACCATTCAGTAGGACTAATCATTGGAGTCGGAATAGTATCTGGCATGTCATGTATAAAGAACTTGTTACAGTTACTAAATATACTCTGTCCACTAAGTGCCAAATGTCCGAATACTCTTATAAGAGAAGAACATCCAACGAAGAAAGAATTACCAACAGTAAATGGCTTAGTTTTATTATTATCAAATTTAATGTATTTAACTAAACCTGCATTTCTTAAAGATAATGAAGTAAGATTAAATGGACTTAAATCTAAGATATTATCACCTTTATAAGTAGGGATAGGGTCATTACCAAATTGGAAAGCAGATACAGAACTATTACTAATGTCTAAAGAAGTAATTGTGTTCAGACCTTGTGCTAACTGAATTGGCTCTGGAGTTGTAGTTCCAGAAAGATTTAGTGTTTTAATCTTAGCCGCACCTACAATATATATTTGTAGAGACTTACTATTACAATTAGATAGGTTTATTGTTTCTACATTGTTAGAGTTAGATACATTAAATACTGATAGCGCAGTATTGTTAGTACAAACAATAGATTTCAAATTAGGACATCCTGTAATGGTTACAGAATCCAAGTCACTTAAACTTGATAGAGTAAGTGATTCTATCTTGGTACAAGAATCAATAATTACAGTTTTTAATTTCTTACATCCTGTAAAGTCGATAGAACTCAAGAATGGTTGAGACTGTAATGTAATCTTTTCTACATCTGAGTTAGTAATATTAAGGGAAGCAAGCGAAGCATTTGGCAATGATAAAGAAGTAACACAAGAACCAGAGATATTCAAATCTTTTAGTTTCGTATACTTTTCAATGTTTACTGTAAATGTACTTACACCACTGTTTCCAGACCAGAAGGATATATTACTAAGGTCAATATGTCTTACATCAGAGAAATCTTGGTCATTAATAAATGCTGTTTCAAATAGAATTGGAGCACTTGACAATGTCTTTACTCCTGATATATCTACATTTGCAAAACTTGGCAGTCTCAATGTAGACATAAATCCTTGGAATCTCATATATTTCAATCCGTCAAGCTGACTGATTTGAGAAATACCATTAATAGTAATCTGCGTATTAAAAGAAGATATAGGTGATAGAGTAATAGTTGTTGGGATATTCTCATCAATAAAATATCTAATATCTCCCGCAGATGTCTGTCCAATGTTTACCGTAAAGATTAACGGGCAGTTAGATTTTACTGTGAGTGTAGGAGCTTGTCCTTCCGCACCACCACATTTAAAAGCACCCTTTTCATTATATGGCTGGATGAGTGCACTATTTGAATATTGGAATACACCATCCATAAAGTAGTATCTTTTCTTTAGCCAGTCTCTTACAAATTCAACACGAGGTCCATGTAAGAACTCAATATTAGCATAAGAAGCGGCACTACCTTCATCCTTTGAATATCTAGTTAAATACTTAACTTTGTAGTCATAATTATATAGAAGCTCACCACAGTTCTTCATTTGGATGCTGAAATAGTTATCAACGAAGTAGTTAGCTTCTTTAAGAAGTGTTCCTACTGAACGCCAAGTTTCCCATAAAGCATCATATCCTGCTCCTGAATAAACCCCTGTATTTATAAATCTTGTGTCTCTAAGAACATCCCATAATCTTGCAGAGTATGTATCATATCCTCCATCTGCTGAATTTTGAGTAATTACCAGAGAGTTAACTCCAGATTCTACTTTAGCATTAGCAAAGGTATCAAGATATGCTGTCTTAGGTACATTTTCTTCACCTGTATTAGATAGACCAAATGCCGTATCCATGTCGTAAAAACAAGGCCACCATTTGTTCATATTTTCATCAGTAAGGCTTCCTCCAACGTTCCAAGAACGAAGTGTCATATTCTTACCAAGAGAGTCCACAAGTCCAAATGCTATACAAACTATATAGTAAGAATAAGCATTTCTAATATTTAGCCTATTAGTTAAATCATCAGCTAGGGCTGACCAAGATTGTTGGGCTGCATATTGGTCTCCTGTTTTTTCGTAGCCTTTTGTTTGGACATTCCATCTATACTTATCAACAGCTTCACCAGTCATACTGGCTAAGTCGGTAAATAGTAATTGAAGTCTTTGCCAAATATTGTTATCAGATACATCGGAGTTATCTCCATTTGCTCCATTATACCTAAATTCTCCAACATGCTGCAAGATAGATAAGTCGTCCTGCATGAACAGAGCAGTCATCTGCTTAGTTCCATCGTCTTTGATAATGATGTTAGCATTTTCAGAGAACTCATAAGAGTATATTTGTCTTTGGTCAATAGTTCCAAAATTTTCATTATCTTTATATGTTTCGTAAGTAGTAATGAAAGCAGGAACTGGGTTTTCTTGATACTGTCCAGATGAATCCTTGATTCTTCTTGAGAATGATTTAAAAAACTTGAATCCCATGTTAAAGTAAGCATTACGTCCTAAGTTAAAGGAGTAAATACCTAACATTTCCTGAGTATCAGTTCCATCAAACTTAATAAGTAAGATACAAGGGAATCCTTCAAGTGTATGTTTAATTGTTACATTTTGATGTGTAACTGTTTTATCTCTAGTATCAACAGGACGTCTTGATTCAAGTTGTTCCATTGGTGGGGTTTTATCAAACAGTAAGTCTGCATTATCATTAATCCATTTACCAATAGAAGCATTGTTAGCATGAGCAGAGTCAACTACGTCAGCTTTCAATGTAAATTGACTTTCAGGCATCCATGTATTATTTGGCTGGAATAGCTCTGGGCCGATTAAACCACCTAAATCATCATATAGTTCTTTTCTGAATATTATTTCTAAGTTCTTACTTCTATAACCAGTAGATGATGTACCCTGAATCTGTACTGATAATTCTCCGGTAGATACTGCCGAGCTCTTAGTAGAATTAGGGTCAAAGTAATTAAATGTGCAACCAGTATATTCTGTCGGGTTTGCACCTACAGCTTCATATACAGCTTTAGTAAATCCAGAACCACCACAGTCAATATAAACTACTGGAAGAGGCGGCTTCTTATTAGAGTCACTAATTAAAGCATCGAAATTGATGTTTGCATATGTATTGTTCTGGTTGTCCCATAAAGTTGAAGATGCTGTTGATTCTGATGTACTAAAGAAGTTCTTTGATTTCCAAGAGTTATACAGAGAGAAATCTACTGTACCGTCCGACATAAGTGAAGCGTTAGCTCTTGCATTTAAAGCATTAATTACAATCTGTTTATCGTTTAATGCACTTCTAAAGAATCTCATATCGTAAAGTTCAACATCGGCAAAGTTACCTATATTTCCATTTGCGTCAGCATCGCAAGCCAAATAGAACTTACTTGTAGTTTTCCAAGTAAAGTCAGATTTGATTTCCCTTGCAGCATTAAGTACTCCATTGATAAAGATTTTAACTTCGCTATTATTTTTATCAACTATAAAGTCAAGAGTATTAATAACATTCTGTTGTAGCTTGCAAGAGATTGTTTCCTTGATATTTCCGTCAGTGTAAGACCATACAATGTCTTCCAATCCAACTTTAATACCTTCGGAGAATGTTCCGTCAGAACTGTAATTTCCTATAAAGAATATAGTTCTATCAGAGAACGGGTGTAGGTCAGTTTTTAGAGTTACAGAGAATGTAAATCCTAGTCTTGACCAGTTATTATTATCACTTATTTCATCCTTAAATGGTTGTAAATCTACTATACCGTAAGATTCACCACTGAGTCTTAGTTTTGTTTGTCCATTGCTAGATAAGAATCCAGATAGTTCTCCATTAGTATTATATACATTTAAAGGAGTATTTACTACAATCGGGTCTGTTGTTCCCGGAGATATATAGTTTAATTCTTTTGATATCCATGTAGTTGCAGTGGGAGCTGTCGGAAACTCATTCTTGATACTCCAACTTGCATATCTAGTATTTCTAGGGTTTTGGTCAGCAATTAAAGATTGTGCAGATTTTACAACAACACAAGCAAGTTGTGTATCTGTCATAGGAGAACCCTTTTCAGACCAGCATCTCAATGTAATGTCCCAATCACCTAAGTAATCGTCATTCTGTGCAACAGCCCAACTAAAGATTTGTTGTTTACCTCTTTGCACATATTGGTTTTCATTGAATGGGTTTTCTGCATCAGGCTCAAATGTTCCAATATCTCTTACGATGTTTCCTCTCTTCATTCTAACAGCATAGTAAATAATGCTAATACCTGATAAATAAGGAGTGAATGAGAATGAGATATTACCACCTTGAGGGAACTCTGTTGCAGGTGTTCCTGCTGTTACTTCTTCTTTAGTTGTAATACCGTCAACAAGTACTACAAGAGAAGTTCCGTCTTCTACTACAACTTTATTAGTTACTTTATCAGAAGTAATAGTTTTTCCGTCAATAGATGTTTGTGCAAATGCTTCAATAGTGTAAGAAGAACCTGCCGTTGGAGTTCCTGTAAATAAGCTGAAGAAATCAACATCATATAACAAAGGTTCAGTAGATGTAAACTTACCAAGCTCAAATGTTTTAGAAACACCATTAGTGACATTGTTAACAATCAAAGATGTGTCTGCAGCCAGTACTTTATTAGTAACTGTATATGTTATTTTATATGCCAATCCAATTGTTGCAGTAACTGATGAAACACTACTTGATAAATTAATAGATGATTCAATTACAGTTAACATATAAGGAGTAGCGTTAATTCCTTCTGCATCGGTTGCAGTAACTACTACTGAGTGACTATTTGATGATGAGTACTGGGATATGTTTTTAATAAGCAAACTTCCCGGAGTTCCAGACCATCCTTCTTGTCCTGAAATAACACTATTTCCGTCTAGAGAAACAGTTATAGTAAATTTTTGGTTGTTCTTTAATGCTGTGATTAAGTAATCTAGTTTAACTTCTTTAGTGGTAGAATATAGAATATTAACTCCTTCAGATGTTGTAATACCACCGTTAGTTAATTTAATAGAGGATGTGAAATCTCCTCCCCCACCACCGCCTCCTCCGCCATGTTCCGCAAGCCACGAAACATTACGTTGAAGTGTTTCTATCTTTTTGTTGGTTCTACTGAGTGCTTGGTCAACAGAGATATTTACTTCTCCAGATACTAGCACGTCAGGATTAGAAGTACTAATTTGGGAAGCGTCGCTACCTGCGACGATTTCCCATTCATTAGTAGTTTTGTTTTTTATACTTACACTTTTACCTGACATTATTTTATGATAATTAAATCATTTCCGTTGTTTTCTTCCCCATTACCACCAATAGCTTCTGGTGGATTAACACTACTTTGAATATTAATATTAAACTTACCTGCAGAGGTAAATACATAATTAATCTTCTTAACTGTACCTGTTATTTGTGTAGGAGTAATATTCCATATAATATAGAATGGATATCTCTGTCCAGCATTTACTGTTGCAGTAATGTTGGTTTGGTCTACAACTTTAACAGTAGCAGGGAAGTAGCGTCTTAACCAAGGTATATTTGGTGCGGGTAATTCCTTATTGGATGTATGTTTATAACCAGTAGCTTGACACATCGCATACACAGGAGCAGTGATATTATCAACTAACTCAAATGTACATAAGTGTTTATGCTGTTTAAAGTTATTATCAGTTTTCCAAGCAGAAGGGAATTTTTGTCCAGCCAAGTCTCCTTCTGTTTCCTCATATAAACTATCACTATTAAAGTAAGTAGTTAAATCAGATTGAGTCACTTGAATAATTGGCTTCATACTTATAGGAGTTCCGTCTTGTGAGAAATTCTCTTTAAGAGGCCAACTAACGCTATATGTATGTTTATGTCCTCCAAGGACAAGTCTTATATTGTTTTCTTGACAGAATTTACTAAACCAGTATTTGTCAGAATTAGGTACATTATAATTTAAATGGCTACCACTTCTCTCTACTTTGTTATTTTCAGTGTCATTCCAATAGAATTGTTGGATAACATTTTGAGTAATAATAGTAAAGGGCATTTCATGACAGTAAGCGATGTTCCAAGCAGCAGAAGCATTAGCATCAATATCTTTTTGACACCATTGTTTTATATATGGATAAGTTATCTTTCCAGTGCTTAATCCATAAATATTAGTTTCTGTCATGTCAGTAATTTCAGAGTTTACACACATGAAATGTACGTTACCATAATTAAATGAGTAAAGAGAATCAATGAATACTTCTTTACCTTCAATAGTAAATACAGGTGGATTAGTTTCATCAATTTCGAATGTGTAGAAGAACGACATATTAGAAGGATTAATTTTGGAACTGTCTCCGCCATTTCCTAATACATACATGTTGGCAGGACATAAGTCATTATTACCAACAGTCACCATTTCTTCAACTCCCCATAGGGATTTACGAGCATTATAATAGTCAATCCATTCATTGATTCTATTTCCATTTTGTGTCATATCACCAGTATTAATAGTGAACTGCGCTTCTGGAACATGATTTTTTATATACTCTGCTGATATTCTCCAAACATTATATTCATCCCAGTTAAAACCTTGTTGGTCACTTACTTGAACAAATGTAAAATCGTCTTTTATATCATCAGTACCTCTTACTGTAAATGTTAAAGAATCACTAGCAAATTCACTTGGATTGCCATTTGCATCAGCTCTACCTACTCTATATTCATAAGTTCCTACTGATAAGTTCTTAAGAATAACTTTATGAGTAGTAAACGGAGTTCCATCGGTAGCTTCCATTCTAATACGATTATAGTATTTTCTAACACCTGTTTCGTTTTTAAATGATTCTACTTTAGTCCAAGGGCCTTCGCCACTACTTCCTTTTGGTCTATGCCATAGATACTCGTCAAAATATCCTACTGATACCCAGTTAAAGCATCTTGTGGCATTTGGAGCAGTTGCTTGTCTACCAAAGGTACAAGATATTAAATTAGGCTTTAAACTTACTAGTTTAGATTTATTATAGAATATTGTTTTATTTTCAAATGAGGCTCTTGGAGTAAAAGCTTCAACACTTGGAACTAACTCTTTAGTGAGGTCAACAAAATACCAATCATTAGCATTATTTCTTTTATCCAATGCTTTAGTAGCCTGACTTACTGGGTCCATTGCATAATATTTAGTAAAGAGTTTATCAGTACTTAAATATGTATACGGTTTGTTTTCACTTGCATCAATTGTATCAGAGGATTCTGCATTTTCCTTGTTAAATCCAACTAAGTCAATATATCCCAATGATACTCTGTAGTTTCCGTCAGCATTTGAATATGGATTTCTAACTGTTGAGGGAGTAGTTCCCCAAGTAAGATAGAATTTGGATTTGTTGTTATCAAACTTCATTAGATTTCCGCTTGAATCTCTCCATTCCATATCATATGTTTTTACTTTAATCTTAGTAGTATTTGCATCCATTACTGAACATTGAGCACCCCTAATTAAGAATGTAGATTGTGCTTTAATTGTTCCCCATAACGGAAGTACTTGCCATTGAGTTCCTTCAGTTGCATATTGCAAAGAAAGACCATTCAAGTTAATATCTTCATTAGTTAGGTTCGAGAGTTCAACAAAATGATGTGAACAATAGTTGTAACTATGTTCATTAGATGTTAATCCTCCACAATATATGGAATTTATATATAGCTTCTGTAAGAATAGTGATGTAACATAAACCCATCCAGAAGGGTCTTCTTGACCTCCTGTTGGTTTAGTCTGTGGTGTATCCATTTCCTTCTTATAGATAACCATTTTTCCATCATTCTCTATCTTAACCCTGTATGTTTGACCACTAGGGGTAACAAATCCAATGGTATCCAGTTCGTCGAGAACAGATGGGTCCCACTCGGTTCCACCACCACTTCCGCTTTTATTAATCCAATTTAAACTACCATTACTCATAATATATAATTGTTTAGTGTCTGTACACCATAGTAATTCGTTATTTACAAAGTTTCTTGTGTTTTCAAGCAAGCTTGAGTAAGTTCCTGCTTTAATAGCTAAATGCTTTAAATTTGGAGTTTCATATTCAGTGTATTCTGGATATTCTTCTGCTGCTGTCGATTCTGTTTCCGTTCCTGGTTCCAAAGGTGAAGCAGCTTTCATCATATCGAGTCTTGCACTATTTTCAAAACCCCCACTTGACATCTCATGTGTAAATGCATATTCATGCTTATTTACCAGTTTTCTAAGTGCTTCAACTGCCTCTATTATAGTAGCCAAATCTGGATTTGTATACTGAGGTAGTGATTTCTGACTAGTATTTATCCATACTGCATCATCGTCAACTGGTTCTGTATCTTGTATTTTAATATGGTCAAAAGAGCTCCATTTATCTTTATTAGACCAGAATAGAACTTCATCTGTACTCTCGATATATACGATTTGTCCAGCTCTTTCCAAGTCTACTCTGTTTGCTAGCTCTTCTGGCGTTGATACTATTTCAACTCTAGTGTCTCCATCTCCACCACCTCCGCCGCCAAGTTGTGCTTTAATCCAATAACCATTAAGCCATTGGTATGTAAAGACCTTGTCAGGGTCATTGAGTACGAAACAAAGCATACCATTCTTTTTTCTTTTGTCTGGTATTGCATCTCTTTCGCTCATTTCGGTTACTTGGTAGAAACCTCCACGAATGTTATTGGCATCAACTAGAGCGAAATCCTGACCACCTTTTTGAACTATTTCGCTAATTAACTCTACTGCCATGTTATTTAATAGTTACTGTTGTACTTCCTAAGCCCGGATTATCACTTCTAAAGAGAACACATCTTATAGTAGTTCCCTCATATCTAGTGAATTGGTAATTATCGTCTACTATAAAAAATCCTCCTTCAAATCCACCTACTGAAAAAGAAATATCCTTTAAAGAGTATGGGACTAGAAGATAGATATATTGACCTTCTCTAGCATTAACTGTAAAACTGTTTCCTCTAGTAAGATTCAAACTTCTTGTAAAAGAAGAAATCATATCAGAAACTGTTGGGTCTGTTGCACTTGCCCCATAATATCTACCATCCTTGAATACTAAAGATGCAGTACTGGATTTGGATTCTGTTCCGTCCGATGCAGTTAAGGTTTTAGATGTTGTAGTCTTAAATGCTCCAGTTATAGTTTTAGTTCTAAGTGAAGCATTAATTTCTTCTCCATCAAAGTATTGTTGTTTAATCTCTTTATTATATTTCCAGTTATATGTAAGGGTATTAACTTCTGAACCTGTTTCTGCTTCATTAGGAGAAACAGTAAATGAGCTAATAGTTATTGGAACATAGAACAACTTATCTAAGGCGTCTTTAACCGACTCTATATCAGGGTCAGTATCTGTCTTATAAGTAATGTTGGCTGCATCGCCTTCCATATCTTTGAGTCCTAGGTTCTCTCTAGCTCTTCTCTTATCAGCTTCAGTTAAGAACTCCCCAAAGAAGTTATCCTTTAGTAGATGTCCGTCTTCGTCTGGACAAGTGTTGCAATTACAGCTAGGAGTTTTCTTAGGAATATATGGCTGTTCTGGATTATCGTTCATCCAGTCATCAAGTAGAACTCCTTCTTCTAGTACTTTATATTCTGACATATATTATGCTAACATTAGTTGTTGATAAATAAAGTCACAGTTATCTAATTTAGTATGAGTCTCTATAAAACTTATTTCGTGCAAAATTAAAGAATAGTCTTCTCGGTATCCCTTATATAGTTTTTTCACGTAAGAATTATAATCCTCAATTATTTTCTGTTTAAGTAAACTAATTGCATCCACATCCAGAACTTCTGTTTAAAGTTTTATATTTGTTATTAATTGAATCACAAAAACCATTGCAAGTATTTACTTGTTCTAATATTCTTTGGGCTTCTGCATACTGACCAAGGCTAACGGAATATTTAATTACGTTAATAGTCATCCAAACAAAATCTCTCTTAAATATTAGGTTGTCTAAATCTGCATTTTTACTCTTACATTTAAGAAGGTTCATGTTTAAAATTTCATTGCACAAAGTAACAAAACATTTGGATAAATAACAAATGGAAAAGGTATTTTTTTCACTTATGGAAATTGTAGTCCCGTCAGGATTTCTTTCAGCAAGTTCGAGTGCAGGACATTCAACAAGCCCTTCATTTATGTACTTATATATTGTAGAACCGTCAGAAACATACACAACTGCATAAGAAGATAAAGAACTGTTAGGATTATCTATTTCTTTTTGCAACCACTCTGTAGTGGGAATTATGATATGTGAGATACGGTAGTTACCATCTTTAGATATATCTACTTCTACTTCATCAGTGTTAGTTAAATGAGGTACAACAGTAGATTTAATAAATTCAGGTTCGTCTATCTTATCTAATTGTATAACATTTACAGTTACAGTTTCACTGTACTTAAAAGTGTTAATTATGTTTTCAGTAGAATCTTCTGGCAGATACTCACCGGCCTCTCTCGAGAGACCAGTGATTGTTAATCCGCAAGTGTTAGATTTACATACATTAAATACAGGAGTCATATATTATATATTTCTTACTTCGTTATTATTAGAATTGCCATCATATAATTGAGCGTACTCAATTTCAGTTCTTTTATCGTCGTTTTCAGCTTTAGAATCTTTAGACCTTCTATCAGTCTTAGCTGTATACCATCCGATTTGTTCATCAGCTTTAGCCTTTCTATCTTCAATTTGTAACTTAGCTTCATTAAGAGATTCAACCTTATTTTGAGCTTGTTGAAGTTGTTGTTGAAGTTGTTGTACTTGCTGTTGAAGTTGTTCATTCTGCTGCATAAGTTGCTGCATCTGACCGTTTTCATCCTTCTGTACTTTAAGTGCTTTCTGTACTTTATATTTAAGTTCAGTTAAGCTCTTGGCAGTTAATGCTTCAAAGATTATTCCTGGTTCTAGAGTTCCACTCTTAATAAATTCAGGGATAATAGCTTTAATAGATTCCATGTCTTTAATAACATCAGTGCTTGTTACAATATGAATATCATAATCACTAACAGTAAAGTATTTTGGAAGTGCAGTAAAGACTCTTTGATATTTATCTCCAAGAATTAAAGTTCCCTTCAATCCATTCTTATATACAATCTTAGCTATATTCAAGCAGTCAAGAAGAAGTTCATTAGTTACTAAATCCATTTGTTGGTAGTACTTTTTAGTAATAATAAATGAATTATTAACACTTGTCTGTACATTAGTAACTGCATCCTTTTGTTGGATTCCATTTAAACGTTCTCTAAAGACTCCAGTAATAGAACTTGTTGTGTTCTCAGTAGCATCAATTGCAATTTGAATACCTTGGATAGTTTGAGCTTTAACCGTATCATCAAATCCAGAGAATGTAGTATTACTATTAAATTGTCTTCCTTCTTGAGATGTATCAATAATTGCAACTCCTGATTTCTTATAAGCAATCCATTTCTGGATTCTTTCAGGAAGTTTAACTCCGAGAGCTGTTGGGAGCACTGATAAGTCTAACCAATCTCCAGTAGTCCCACTATTTGCAATTAAATTGTCTCTATAGAAATGTAATAAGTCATATCTATCTTGTAGATTAGCACAAGCTAATACTAAAGAGAATGGCTCATTATTTCTATCATTAAAGTAGACTCCATTTACTGATAAACTACAATAAGAAGGATTATCTTTACTTCTTATTACTTCCTCATTTTTACCTTTTAAGATATAAATCTCCTGTCCTATACGAACAGTTTCATATCTCTGTAGGTTATAGTCTTTATCAGTTTCAGTCCATTCTACTTCATAAACAGGAATTAGTTTATAATTGTAAGATTGAATAGCTTCATCTGGAAATCCAGGAACTATTTCTCTTCCTGCTTCAAGTCCGTCTGTCATAGGAGCACCACTCTTTACATCAGCAAATGACCTTACGTAATAATGAGAAGTATCAAAGCTTTGATGCCATGAGTCTTTAATTTTAGCAATATCATCTCTTGATAAATCTCTACCATATATATTTAAGATTTGATTCTTAGTAAGCCATTTTCTTACAACAACTCTATAAGAATCTTTAATATATATAGATTCAGGATTTCTATCAATAAATGTATTTAAAGGATTAAGTACCTCTATATCAATATTTCCCTTACTTGTAGATGGCTTTACTCTGTAGAAAGCATAACCAGTTATTAGTAAATCTAAGAACAATATTCTTAGTTTAGTCATAAGGTCTGTGTCTCTACTTTGCATAATATACTCAATAACATTTTGAGCTGCCATTTCATATTGAGAAATAAATGATTGGTCTAAATCATCAATCAACTTTTGTATTTGTTGTTCTATGGCTTTATCTGTAATATCTCTTCCGTCAATAAAGCTAAGCATAGAGTTCTTTAAGTGTTTTTGTAGAAGACTATATACTTCAGAGGAAATTGCGACTTCTTTTTCACGAGTGATGGCACTTATCGTTGCAGAGTCTTTGCAAGATACTTTAGGAAGAATTGGAGTTCCTAGAAACTCTCCTACTAAAGCATCCACATGTTTCCTAATAAGAGGTATGAATTCTACTGATGTAGGTTGACCTATACCATAGTTTTCTTCAAGAAATCTGTACTGCTCAGCATCTCTTTTGCAGTTATAGTAGTTGTATGCTTTTTGCAACCTATACTTAGGATAAACCAGCTCGCTGATTGCCCTGTTGGTAGCTTCCATCAACTCTTCATTCTTTTTAGTATCTTTCATTTTTACATTTTATTTGTTCAGGTGATTCTGGACAAGGCTCTGGGAATGATTGATATCCTAATGAATATTCAACTCTCCAAAGACATTTGTCTTTAAGTTCTTGTTCTATATATTTCAAAAAGTCACAAGCCCCTAATTGTCCAGAGATTACTAACGGTTTATCAATATTATTCATCGCAAATATAGCTGAATAACCTCCTTCTGGAAGTTCTTTCACTATAAGTTTGCTAGTATATTCCATTTTGTAGCATCTGCGGATTATGTCGAGGATTGCTGCTTCTAGTTCTGTCGTTGTCATAATGATAAGGGAATAAATCATATTTAGGAATATTAGGTTTTTCTTTAGGAATAGTTCCCCACCTTTTAATTCCATTCTCGTCTCTATAATATCCAAAGTCTTGAAATGCATCATCAACATTCTCAACAGCTTTAGGTATTATTCCTTGTAATTCTTGGTCACCAAGTTCAGCCATACCCATAGCCGCTACAATATCGAACTTTCGCTTATTCTCATCAGTATAACGATTAAGTTCATCAAGCATTTCTGGAAACCATATTGTATGACAATAGTCATTTACAAAGTCTGCAATTAAGTCAGTCTGTAAATCAATAACTGCCACTGTTGCTGGAGCACCGTACTGTTTACTTTGTCCATTTTGAACATCAGGCATAGTAGCTCTAGGTCTTCTCATAAACCTATTAAGACATTTATTTTCTCTAGCCCATGTAATCATGGCAACTTTAGATGCTTCAATTACACATTGACAATTGTAATACTCCATAAGTTTGAGTGCAATTTTATATGCATCTCTTACGTCTTGAGGTCTGTCCTTATAATAGGCAACATACATAGGGTCAGTAAGACCTCTAATTCTTTTCTTAATTACAATACAAAAATCAGAAGGGTCTTTAGTAGCATCAGAAGTTTCCTTCTGTCCAATATCAATACTGTCTATTCCAGCCACATACATATCCCTCATCTTAGGTTGTTTATCATCAATAGTCCAAATAGGATGTTCCAATATATGTACTTTACCATGAGCAGAGTTTTCTATCCATTTAAAGCCAACTATATTTTCTTTTTGTACTGGGCCATTAAACTTATATTCAAGAGAACCTACACTAATTTTCTGACCTTGTTTGTCAACTCTAATTCTTGCAATCTGTTCTGAAATAAGTACCTTATTAAATTTATTAGTACCTTCCAAAGCTAGAGCTTCGTCTGCTGTAAAGCAATATTCAGCACAGTGTATAATTAAAGTTTCAGGGTCAGCTGCTTTCTTGTCTCTTTCCTTTTCATAATAAGCCCTACCTTTAACTGGGTCTGTCCAACCTCTTTTATCAATAAGTCCTGGTCTATTAATGATAGTATATGCAGGAATAAAGTAAGCTGTAATAACTTCTTCACCAGTTGGAGTATATTTATGTCTGTAAGGAAGAGCATCATATGTATCGGGTTCCTCATATGCTTTAGCTAATCCTTCAAGTGAAGGACCTTTATCTCCACCTGTTCCCCAAGCCATTTTAATTCCGAACTTTGCTCCCTGAATACCTACAAGAGCGTCTCCCTGTTCGAAAGCTCTTTTCCATTGAGGCCAAGAACCACTTTCTTCATATATTAATAAGTCGGTACGGTCACCACGAATCTTATTTGGCTTATCAGCATTGATACCAGTGATTTCTGACATCCATCCAGCTTCTACTTTCTGTCCATTTATTACTTTATAAACAGATGCTTTCTTACTAAGAGCTGTATCTTCTACTTGCCTTAGTTTGAAAAATCCTCCATCAGTATAGTCATTTAAAAAGTCCAACTGTTTCCAACATTTACTAAGAGTCTTAGTAAGATAATTTTCAAGTTGAGCTGCAATAACTATAACAGAGTTTCTTCTACAATTATATGTATTTACTGCAATTGCAGCACCGATTTCACTAAACACTGTGTTATCCAATAGGCTTTTTATCCTATTGCTCTTATAGTTTCCTATAAGGTCAGCGTACATTTTCATTCTATATTAGAATGTTCCGCACTCTTGGGAGAATTATTACTCTCGTTAACGTTCATCTCCTACGCGTTACGGTGGTCAGCGATGAGCTGACTTACCTCGGTATTAACATAGTAATCAAATTTCTTAAATTTCCTACTTAAGTAAAAATATGAATCATCATAAAGAAAATGGAATAGTTTTTCTATTTCTTTTTTAGAAGTAGTTTTCACTCTATACATATTATCTCTTTTTAGATAATTCATATTTATCTTAATATTATGAATATTAAAAACCTTCATAAATTCTGTCAATAATGACTCAGTTTTTCCACAAATATCAAATGAGTATCTGACTCTATCAGATTTTCCTTTTTCTATAGCTAGCCATCCAGTAATGCACCCATCACCATCAAAGTAACCTCTAATAAAATGTTTTATTAAATGTTC